CTAATAAATTTTTTCCAAAAGTATTTTGCGAAAACAAAAATTGGACATTTATAAATGTCCATTTTCTGGATTTCCCAAATGAGTCTTGAAAAAAAGGGTCAAAAACTGCCTTTGTGATGCTAAAGCTCACAAAAACCTTTAGTGGATTTTCGACTGAGAGCATAATTTTGTGAGCATAATTTTAAATTTAAAAAAAAAGGATTTAGATTTTTTTCTTTTTATAAAATAATGGAAACTTTTGGAACTATTTTAGTGGCAAAAAATGGCAATAAAGTGGCAAATAAATATGTGTGTGAAAAATGTGACTATACATGTATTAAAAAATATAATTGGGACAAGCATATAATTACAGCAAAACATATCAAGAAAACAATGGAAGCCAAAATGGAAATAAAAAATAGCAAAAAATGCCAATCTGATATGACATGTGAATGTGGAAAAAGTTACAAGAATAAAAGCGGACTATGGAAGCATCAAAAAAAATGTAATTATAAAGAAAATAATTCAGTTACACTTGAAGAACCGGAAGAAAATGTAATAAACAATACTATGATTGTTGAATTACTTAAACAAAATAATGAGTTTAAAGAACTGATTATTGAACAGAATAAGAAAATATTGGAATTGGTAAACAATAGTAATGTAACAAATATTACAAATAATAATAACACTACGAACAACAAGTTCAACTTGAATGTATTTTTGAATGAAAAATGCAAGGATGCCTTGAATTTAACCGATTTCATCAGCAACTTGAATGTCGGGTTTTCAGATTTCGAGAATTTCGGGAAAATCGGGTATTCTAATAGCATTAGTCATATTTTTATTCGCGGATTAAAAGAACTCGACGTTTATAAACGTCCGATTCACTGTAGCGATTTAAAAAGGGAAGTGATCCATGTAAAAGACGATAATACCTGGAAGAAAGATGATGAAAAGGAACAGATGATCAAGGCAATTAAAATGATTGAACACAAGAATATAAAGCAAATACCTGATTGGATAAAAGCCCACCCGGCACATGCAGATATCAGAAGTAAGAAATTCGACGAATATTCCAAGATGCTGGATCAGTCGATGGGAGAATACGAAGACGAGGATAACCAAAAGAATTACCAGAAAATAATCAGGAGTGTTGCCAAGGAAATCCTGGTTGAGAAAGATTCATAGAACTTTGATTGGTTACAAAATATAATTATTTTGTTTATAATAATTATATTTTAGATATATTTCACATATTTTACAAGTATGAAATATCACTCCTGATAAGTTATCTGTAAAATCTAATGTAATATATGATACACGCAATTATTAAATACGGTATACCAACTATATTAGAAATAAAATATCTATTTTTTGTATTGATTTCTAAATCACATAATTCCAACATTGGATCCATTATAATAAATTCATCTTCACAAAGTTTTTGTTCCAAAATACTTAAAAAACAACAATCAAACGTATAAAATAATATACCTACTATAAATAAAAACGCAATTGTTATATTACAAATGAAATATGGAGCAATTAATAAATTGTATATGAATAACGGGGGTGCACTCATATGAAACGTTCTTATGATGATTCCGAGACTTTTACTTGATAGTTTTCCATTTTTTAATTTTTCAGATAATTCACCCATATATTCTTTCATCCACAGTTTTAATTTTTTTTTAATATCTCTAAAATTCATTATATAGATTATATTATATAAATTACTAAAAAAATATTAAGTTTTAAACAAAAAATATTAATATTATTTTATTATAGTATTTTCTTATGGAAGATTTAAATGATAATATAGAAAATAAAAAGAAGAAAGAGAAAAAAGAAAAGAAGGAAAAGAAGGAAAAGAAGGAAAAAAGAAATAAGTCCAAAGAAACTCCAAGAGACCTCTCCTCTCGAAAAATAACACCTGATTTTGATAAACAATTAAATATTTTATTTAAAAGTTTTCGTAATAACTATATTTTTTATTTGACATTATTTTTTTGCTTGTACAAATTTAGACAAAATTCCAACATCAAATCATCTTATACCAAGTTAATATTTACATTTTTGTTCATCAGTATATTTGGATATTTTACACATTATATTGCACATCATATTAATTTTTCCGAGCATTGCAAAGAGAAAAATAACATGCTAACTAATAATAGTTATATTGCCCCTGTTATCAAATTTTTGGTAGATGTTAGTGATTTTCATGACGTAACGCATCATGATACAAGTATAAATAAACAGCCTGTTAATATAATTTACGAATTTATAAATAATGTTTTTATGCAAGGTGTATTATTAGTTCTTCTTGTAAAATTTTTTACAAATATGATTGATTCACGTGTAGTAGTTTTATGGGCTTTTTTCTATGCTACTGTACATAATATTAATTATTTATTTATAAAACCAACAACACATAGAGATCATCATATAGATAATCATACGAATTACGGAATTGATTTTTGTGATATATTATTTAATACAAAATACGATTGGAATGATATTGAATCACACAATCATGGTGCGATTAATTTATTGATTATAACTTATGTAATAACAATGTTTACGTAATAGTCATTTACACGACTGAATACATTTCAAGTGCGAGTTTTCTCTGTTGACTAAAGTCGCATATTGGTTTTACATATTGAATATTTTTATAGTCACTCCAATGTTTATGCCATTCATGTATTATCTTGGGTTCAAGTTCGCTCAACTCCGGGATCCATTTTTTAATATAAACGCAGTTCGGATCATTTTCAAGTGATTGACTCCAAGGATTAAAGATGCGATTATATTGCTGACTATCTGCACCGGTACCCGCAACCCATTGCCAATTACCGTTATTTGAAGCCACGTCATAATCCGTTAATTTCGTGGCAAAGTATTTCTCTCCTTCCCTCCAATTTATTAAAAGGGTTTTGACTAAAAAAGAAGCGACAATCAATCTGGCACGGTTGTGCATGAACCCGGTTGTATTGAGTTCTCGCATAGCGGCGTCTACTACAGGAAACCCAGTCATCCCAGTTTTCCATGCTTCTAACCATCGTGAATTATGATGCCATTTAATTTTTGAATACGAGTGTTTCATCGGATGACCCAATACATGTGGGTAGTTATACAAAATATTCATATAAAAATCTCGCCATACCAATTGTCTATTTAAATCGTGATAATTTTTCGATTTAAATGCCCAATAAACTTCTCTGATTGAGAGACATCCGAATTTGATATATGCGGATAATTTACTGGTCGATTTGTCTAAATTATTCCTGGTTGACGGATAATGATTCTGAGTTCTTAATGCGGATTTTAAAGCTCCAATTGCCCTTTTTCTTCCCCCGATTAATATATTTTCATTTGTTTTGGTGAATTTGAAAAAGGCATCGTTGAGAGAAATCAGGTGAGTACCGGCAGGAGTCCCCGATTTTTTAGTGAATTTCATTTGTTTTTTCAGAGGCGCCGGTTTTTCTACCGGATGTTTCATGCATGTCTCGTAATATGGTGTGAATTTTTGGTAGGCGTTTCCTGATCCATTGAAAATCGTCCCAGGTTCATGTAAATAGTAATCGCCGGTTTGAATACATTGAACATCATGTTTTTTACACAAGGCTGTAATCGCTGCATCTCTTTTTAGTGCATATGGAGTGTAATCGGTATTGAAAGCTACTGCATCTATATTGTAATATTTGATGCAGTTGGAAACAACGCTCTCATTATGACCATAAAAGGTATACAACCGACCACCCTTTTGTGAGATTGCCTCGGATAAATCTTCTAAAGATTCAATCATAAACTGAACAGCGTTATTTGATTTATAGGCATTGCTGTTGCCCACTTGTTCAGGCGTGAATATGAATATCGTATACACGTTTTTACATATGGAAACCAAATGGTTTAATCCATTGTTGTCGGCTATTCTAAAATCTCGACGAAATATGAATAACCCATTTTCAAATGCGTTTTTTTTGGTGATTGGTTGGCTTAGGCTTTCATTTTCCATACTTTAATATTATATATATACGAATATAATATTGAATACAATTATTACACAATTTTACACAATATTCATTTTGCTGATGAACCAATCAACCGATTTTTTACAGCCGTCTTGAATCGATGTAAATTCAAATTTATAGTCTGGTCCAAGGAGTTCTCGTAGTTTATGATTGGTGACGGTCTTTTTGTATTGTCCATCGCTATAACTTGAATCAAAGACGATTCGATCTTCATAATCAAAACAGCGAGCGATAGTGCGTGCCACGCATTCTATACTTACCTCCATGGTTTCATCCACCGATAAAATAATATTATCCCCGTTATATTTTTCAATGACCATCATTATTAGACACGCTAAATCCTGTGAATAAATAAATTGTCGTAACGGTTTACCGGTTCCTCTTACAATAAAATCCTGGTCATACAATTTTGCTAAATAACATTTGTGTATAAGTGCAGGTAATACGTGTGCGTTCTCCAAATCAAAATTATCATGCGGACCATAGATATTAGTAGGAATGATACAGACAAAATTATCGCCATAGGATTCACGATAAGCTCGACAATGGACTTCCAACATGCGTTTTGCATAAGCGTATGCATCATTGGATCCGTGAGGTGGTCCATTGTGCAACATGGTTTCATCAATCGGGTATTCTATTTGATCCGGGAAAATGCAGGTGGATAAACATGCAATCAGTTTTTCAACTTTGTGATCATGTGAGCATTTCACCACGTTGTAGTTAATCATTAAATTTTTTTCCAACATGTCTACTTTTTGATTCATATTTTTGTACAAACCGCCGACATTTGCTGCTAAATGAATTACCAAATGGGGTTTAAGGTCGACAAACATTTGATTTGTTTGTTGGAAATCGTATAAATCGTAATCTTTGGATGAAACAAAGATGAATTCGTATTTATCCTTGAATTCGCCAGCAATGGATTGTATTCCGTGACCGACTAAACCCGAACCACCAGTAACTAATATTTTTTTCATTTTTATCTTATAAAATGTAAGAACAAAAAATATTAGTTTTTTCTACGAGTTTTTCTTTTCCTTGATGATTTTTTTTGGTGTTTTTTAATTGTTTTTCGAGGGAGTTTTTTCTTGTATTTTTTATTTGTCTTGATGTATTTTGTCCCTTTTCTTCTTCCCTTACGATGCTTAATCGTTTTTCCTCCGATTGTACCATCATAATCATATAATCGTCTTTTCACCGGATCAGACAAAACTACATATGCTTGTGATATTTTTTGAAATTTAGCTGTTGCACCTTCGCTGCTATTTTTGTCAGGATGCCATTGTCGTGCCATTGTGCGATATGCTGTTTTAATCTCTTGTTGACTTGCAGTACGAGGTATTCCTAATTCTTGGTACAAATCGATTGGTTGGGGTATATTATTCTGTTGATTATAAACTCTATCACGTTGACGCTGTGAGCCTCGCGCATTCATATCATCTACAAAAGTTCGTGCTTCATCGAATTGTGGTGGTGTATTTGGTCTTCCCGGGGTTGGTATTCTCTCTCCGAATTGTGGTGTATTTGGTCTTGTTGGCGGTTGTTCTAATATCAAACCAACTTCTCGAGGAGTAATCGGTGGAATAATCGGTGGAATAACCGCAACTCTATTTTCTTGAGGTGGATTTTCTCGATCATTCACATCTGGTTGGTTTATTCTTACTAAAAGTTCATTCATTCTGTCAATGATATTATTCCAATTTCTTAGAAGCCAATCACGAAATGCAGGAACATTATCTACAAAACGACCTAATAAATAAATCATACTATCTCTTGCATAACGAATACCTACAACACACCCATGTAAAATAGGAGGTGCGACTGTATCTAACGCATATGGATTGATCGGTTCTTCTTCTTCTGCTTCAGTAAGGAGTTGAATTTCATTATGTTGTGTTCCAAAAATATGTCCAACCATTTGAAAAAAACGTTCCTTTGTTCTATATTCTTTCTCAGCAACACCATTCAGATAATTTTCAAGATATTTATCACTTTCATCTTGATTTGTAAAAACGTTATGAATCACTTGTTTGATATCTTCAAAAGCATTTTTAATTACTGGATTTTCAACATATCTTTCTATGTCGGTTAAATCAAACGCAGATTCAGGTAAAACAATTGGAAATTCTGATTCTTCTATTATAACCTGATAACATTTCATTGGTTTTACTTTATCATTTACATCTTTATTTTCAATAAATACGTATTTGTCGAATCCTTTATGGTAATAATTATATTTTTGATTATCTAATTCATTCGGATTTAACTTTGCCCCAGTCGTAGGGTGAATATTGTAGTTTTTATCTTTATATCCGATATTCCACTCGTTTTCTGCATATACAACACAGTCGTATTCTGTAGATTTATTTAATAATTGAACATTTCTTCCAAATTGTAAAGTTATTGGCTCTGGCTTATTTCGTAAATAGTATTTTATTTCATCCTTGATTTTCACATACTTATTGTTATTTTTTCTCTGAAGATCTTGTTTATCGACAATCATTTTCAAGGCTTTTACTACTTCAGGTGTAGAATTTATGTCTTTAATCATTTTATCGATACACTCTTCTTTATTCGTGCACTCATATTTTTCCTTGAGTTGATCCATCATTTCAAAAGGAATATCACGAGAAAATAGTTCTTTTAATTTTTTTTCATCAAATTCGTAGGTCGTTTTTTTTTCATAATCTTGATTTAATTCGACTCTTTCTTTATCTACATTTTTTTCAACTTTATCCACATTTTCTCCAACTTGATTCATTGTTTTTATATCTGGATTAACCGTAAAATCCATATTATAATTTATTTGATATGTTCCGTCGCCATTCACCTGATCTACAGTTCCTTTTAATTTATAATTGCCATATTTAACTATGACATTGGTACCTTTGATGATAGGAGTATCTACTTTTTTAAGATATTGTTTTCCAAATATTTCACTATGACAACAAGTTAAATTTGCGAGCAACACATAAAGTTTTGCTTCAAGAAGTAACAAATAATCCTCAAATGCTTTATATCTTTCAATTTCGGTTGCGTCTGGTTTCGTATTCACATATTTATCTACAAGTAGTTGTAGATTTTCATTTAACCATTTTAATCCATCAAGAATTAAATTATAATAATAATTATTTGTACTATTTGTTGTTGATTTCAACCAATTTAAAATAAATATGATAACAAATGTCGTATTTTCAACACCATAACAAAATAGAAATTTCAAAAATAATACAATAATCAAAAAATATTGTTCTTCAAATGGAATTTTCTTTATAGCTGCTAATACTCTATCTTCCATATATGTTTTTAATTGTGCTTCTTCATAATCATCAATCAAACTACTCATCTACAAATGAAATATACTAATATAAGACAATAAAATAATTTTACATTCCAAATCAAATTCAACATTCGCAATCTTGTATCACCATTTCTTTCACTAAATCATCGAAACTATATTCTGAATTCCACCCTAATTCGGTGCGAGCCTTGGTTGAATCACCCAATAATTCATCCACTTCAGTAGGTCTAAAATACTTCTCCGAGACAAAAATCAATTCACGACCGGAATGTGCATCATAACCGACCTCGTCTAATCCTTCACCTTTCCATTGAATATCAAATCCTTTCAACCCGAAAGATTTTTCAACAAATTCCTTAACACTGTGGAATTCATTTGTAGATAATATATAATCTTCTGGATGGTCTTGTTGTAGCATCAACCACATACCTCGCACATAATCTTTGGCGTGACCCCAATCTCTTTTGGAATAAATATTTCCTAAAACTAATTTTGTGTCTTGACCCGTTAATATCTTATTGAGGCCAATAGTGATTTTCCTGGTAACAAAATTATGTGCTCTTCTGGGGGACTCGTGATTGAAAAGAATACCCGAACAAGCATACATACCATACGCCTCTCTGTAATTCTTGGTAATCCAATGGCCGTATACCTTGGCAACACCATAAGGCGAACGAGGGTAAAAAGGTGTGCTTTCTTTCTGCGGGACCTCTTGGACTTTACCAAACATTTCCGAGGTGGATGCCTGGTAAAAACGAATTTTCTCCAAAGGTATGCTCGAATTGCGAAGACTTTCTAATAGACGAAGTGTCCCGAGCCCGTCAACATTGCCGGTGTATTCGGGCATGTCAAAAGAGACTTTTACGTGACTCATTGCACCCAAATTATAAACTTCCAAAACGCCCACCGAATCCTTATAGGTGTTGTATATTTCATTCAAAATATTGGACAAATTAATGCCATCACTCAGGTCTCCATAACGGAGATTTAATTGTTTGAAAATATGCTCAATGCGTTGTGTATTAATATTTGATGCACGACGAATGAGTCCCCATACACAATAATTTTTTGCCAACAATAATTCGGCCAAATAAGATCCGTCTTGACCAGTAATACCAGTGATTAATGCGATTTTCACGTTATCTGATTTTTCACACATAATTAATATAGTTTATTATTTGTTTTTTATATTTTTTTTACGATAAATATTATAAATATTATTATCGCCCGGACCATATTTTTATAACTGGGAGATTTATATTATCATTATTTTTGTCTGTAATGTATTCGTCATATGTATATCCCCACATGCACTCTCCGGTTTCACGATTTACTGCATATTTATGTATGTCTCCCAATAAAGATTTGCTGTCCGGAGTATTGAATTTAAATATAATTGCAAAAACCCTTTCAAGGCATTTTCGGTCTTCACGATTATGAATATGATCAACTAATTTTGAAATATTATGTCTATCGTTAATGAAGGATAACGTATCGTGACGAATCACGGTCATTGCTCCAAAACATCCTTTCCATAAAGAGGGATTATTTAATAAAAAAAATAAATTATGATTTAAATTATATTTATTATCTAAACGATCCAACATGCGTATTAGTTCATCTTTATTATGGCTCCATGAACTACAAAAGTCCCATATATGTATGTCTTTTATATCCGTAAAATCAATATATTCTTGAATAAAAACAGAATCGTGTATGATAATTGCCTTGTCAAAATATTTAACTTTTAAATAATAATAGTAAGGTAATATTTCGCCTCTTTTTTTAAATTCAGAATCGATCAGAATCGTATTTGTAAGGGGGTAATCGTTTTTTAAAAATAATGGATTACTATCATCATCAATAATAACAATTTGTTGATTCGGATAAAATTTTCGAATACATTTATAACATTCAATCCAATAATGATTCGTTAATTCGGAATTCACATGTCTAAGTAAAAAAAATCCATATGTATTATCATTATTATATTCATCAACCGCATCCTGCATTGAATTAATTATATAAATTAAAATAATAAAATATAATATATTATTTTAATGAACGTAAAGTAAAAACTATTCTATTTTATTTTATAAATCTTCTTCCTCTAAATATCAAGACTTAGAGTGTTTTTATCAGATCGCTGTCTTCGTTTACTTTTCTTGGGCATACTTCCCTCGCTTTGTAATTCTTTTAAATCGCTTATCGAAATAGTACTATTTTCATTTTGAGATGATTGTTGCTGCTGAGCGTTAAAGTTGTTTTGTTGTGGTGGAGTTTCTTGAATATTAATTGTTTTTGTTTTTAAACCAGATAAAATATCCGAAATGTCGCTGGGTCCCTTCATTTCTGGTCGAGAACTTCTGGAAGAACGCTCCGACTCATTCGCTCCCCCAAAATTTTCTCTAATATTGATTCCGTCATTGAAACTACTTCGTCCCATACTTAAATCCGGTCTTGAAACATAAGCATTGTTATTACCTCCACGTGATACGGATGGTGGGACTGCGTTTGGTCCTTGTGTAGCCATAGGTGGCGGAGGTCCTCCATTCATAGATTCAGGGCTCATCAATCCAGTCATAAAATTGGAGAATCCTGGATTTGTTTGTCCCATTGAACTTGCTGCAGCACTTTGGAATTGTCTCATTAAATCAGGGTTCTGGCGGAAAATATCGTCCATACCAGGCATCGCTGATTTGAACATAGTGTTGGACATGTGAATCATCATTGCACTTCCACCAAGTTGGAATAACAATTTTAATTCAGGTGCCATGGATGCACGTGATTTGTATTTATCATATAATTCTCCGAATATTTCATCATAGTCCGTCAAATTTTCATTTATTTGTTCGCTCCAACCGTCTAATTTAATATCAAATGGATCAAATCTACCATTTAAAAACTCGATACCGTTAATACAAGCCATCAACATATTACCCTGAAATTTAATAGAGTTTTGCTTTGTTTTTTCTTCCATAATCATTTCATATTCTCCCTGCATTTCTGCAAGAGGAGATTCCATTGTATATTTTTTAGTCAAGTTTACACCTTTAGATTCAAGTGCTTCTAACTTTCTTAAATACTTGAATTTTTCTCTTAATAATTCTTCCTTTGACATTTGGGGTTCGGCGTGACCGGGTTTATCTGGATTGATTGGAATATTATTAAATGTTGTATAACCGTCCCATGTTTTACCGTCAGCACCTTGCTCTGCAGTGGATTTCCCTACACTTGGAGAAGAATTATCAAATCTCACTTTAAAATGATCGTTGGACGAAGATGAATTATCGATATTAATTTTTCCACTATCAAATAAACCAGACTTGGAATCATATGTATTTCGTGAAGGTTCTTCAAAATCATCGACTAAATTATTTAATTCATTTTCTAAATTTTCTAAATCATCTATATGAATATCACTTGACGGTTGTTTTCCACCATCCTTCATTTTATCATTCATTAATAATTCAATACCTCCTCCAAAATTAGAAGAATTTATTTTCATAGGCGAGTCGTTTAAATTGATTGATGAAATATCAATAATTTCGTTGTCCATCTGTATTATGAATTAATAAGAACATATAATTTTAAGTCTTACGAATAATATAATATATTTTTTAAATTAAAAAACTAAATTAAAAAATAAAATCTAAATCAACCCGAAATTATAATTTATTTTTAATGTACCATAAACCTTGTAAAAAAGAATCGGATAAATCATCCTTTTTGGAGTGTTTTGTAAAAAATACTTCCCATGATTCGAAGTGATGGTTATTTGTAATTATTTCTAAACATTTTTGTATCCCCTTTTTTTTACGGTCGCTATATTTCATTTTTTCATTATTTTTATTTGAATCCACGGATGATGTTGGATTTGTACCGTCTTCTTTTAATTTATTAATAGAAGAAACAAATTCGATACAAATACTATTATTTTTCATGATAAAATATTGTGCAATCATACCCTGTATTGTTTTCATGCGATTTGCAATAGGACTAATTTGATTTTCAATAATTACTTTGTCAATAGTTAGGATGTGTTCCGCAAGGATCTTATCAAAATTATGCTGAATATTTCTGCCGATAGTTACCAAATCTACTTTTGATGCATTCGCATTTTCAATTGGTTCAAAACAGGTTTTATATATATATTCATTGATCAGGGATACCAGATTATTTTTTTTAATCGGAGGGGTATATGCAATTTTATATTTTTCGGCAAGTTCCTCTAATTGTGTTATTTTCAGTTTACTTATGTTGGAACTTTTGAGTTCGTTTGTTGGGATTTGATACTCTTGTTTTTTTGAATGTTTCACACAAAAGCATTTACCGTTTTTTGAAAATTTGGCAGGTTTATCGCATAATACTCCCTTATCAACTTCTTTGCATTTTTGTTCAATTTGTTGTGCAACATTAATCGAGTCCCATTTTTCAATATGTATTTTATCATCGTTTTTTACTAAAAGACAAAATGCTAAATTCTTGATTCCAACATCGATGCTTAATATTTTGCAATTCATAATAACTTTTATACTATATTATTATAAGTATTTTATACAAAAGTATTATATTGTTTTTACAGTATAATACTTATTTCATAAATAGAAACCAATATTTTTTAATTATTTTCGAGTTCTTCTTGCATTGATATAGATGGTGAAATCAATCTTCCTTGTAATTGTTCTCTGGATAGATAAGGTGATTTTAGGTTACTGTTACTATATCCAAAACCAGGGTTATTTGTATCGTAATTTGATTTATACATGTGCGGAACATTGGAAGAAGGAGTCTTGCCGGTTTGAGTATGGGAAGGAAGACCCAACTCATTACAAGCACTTGTAGTATTGTATTTCATAATTTCAAGACCATTTTTAGTCATGTATTGTCTATATTGCCAATTACTCACAATATGTTCTTGTTTTTGAATTCTATTATTTACAACAGCTTCAGGTTGCCAAGAAGAATACGTTCTACCATCCGCCATTATTGGTGGAAAATTAAAATGAATATTATTTGAGCCAGAATAACAAGTTCCCCAGGACATTGTATATATTTAAATACGATAATAAAATAAATACAACAATAAAATTAATTATAATTATTCGAGTAATTTAAGTAGTTCATTTTTTTTTAATTTACTTGCATCTGAAACTAATTTTTTTTCAGTAACAATCTCTCTTAATTTAGTCAATGACAATTTTTTAAAATCGATGATTTCGTTAGAGTCTGATATGTTGATTGATTTTATTAAATTCATGTCATCTGCATTCATTTCACTAATACTAATTGAATCAACCAAGTTTAATTTATGAATTGAATCCGGTGAAATTAGGTTTAAATCTAAATCGATTATGGTTTTTTCATTTTTAGTTTGTTCGTTATCCTCATCATCTTCTTCACTATCTTCTAAATCGTCCAATTCTTCTAAATCGTCGTCATCTCCAGAGTTATCGTTTTCTTCAACATCGGCTTGATTACATTCCAATTCTTCAATATTGCTATCTGGTTCACACATCATATTTATGATTTTTATATTATTATTTTGTCTTTCACATGTATCTTCGTCATCATCACTTTCGTCTTCGCTATCTTCGCATTCGTTGTCGTCGCTTTCATCATCGTCGCTTTCGTCGTCGTCTTCGTCTTCGCTTTCTTCATCAGAATCTTTCTCGTCATCCGAAACTGAAATTAAAATATTGTCAACAGGTTTATCTAATTTTGGAATAATATTATTTATTGGACATGCTGTTACTGGAGGTGTTCCTTTAACGGTAATTGTTTTTAAAAAAGTCAATTCTTGAGCCATGGTTGAAACTAAATCAACCATACTACTTATTTTATGATTTTGTTCTGTAATTTTTTGGTTAAAAAACATACCAAACACACCTAATATTATTAAAGTAATTCCTAAACAAATTAAAAATGGCGTATTAAATGCTTCGAACATTGACATTATTAAAAAATATATATATAATTATATTTTTTAACAAACGAATATTATTTATTACTACGACGATTATATGATTTATTTTATTACGTGGTATTATTTATTAAAATGTTCTTTAATATAATCAAGTGTCCATGGACTCGACATTGCATATTTAAAAGTTTTCCAGTTTTCATTAAATATTTTGGAACCGTAAAAGGAGTCCAACATTCTGATTAATAATTTTTCAGATTCTTCTATTTTATCGGTATGTTCGTTTGAACTTTTATTTTGATATGTTTTCAAATAATAAATAATTGAACCCATTCTGGAAAAAATAATTAGACTAAGTTGCGTTTCTAAATCTTGGTCTCGATCTTCATCTTCATAGTCGCTTTCATTATAAAATAATTCTTGATAATAATAATTCATTTCAGGGTGATCTACAAAAAATTTAAGTGTCTCATCTAAAAAACTTTTGAAATAGTTATCAAAAAAATTGACTTGGTCTTTTTTCACATTATCACTATAAGTTTGTTGTTGTAAATATATAGAATAAACGGTCATGAAAATAGTGGCAGCAATTAAAACTTGGATGTATGTTTGAAATCTTGGTTCCATTCCTAATTCTGAAAAAAAGTAAAAATAGGATAATAAAATAAATGCAACCAGGTATAGAAAATATGAAACATAATATAAAATAGATGAATTATCTGAATAATATTTTCTATTTAAATAATTTAAAAATTCTTGTAATTCTTCTGGTAATTCCATATTATATATAAAGACTATAATTTTCTGGATTCTTCAATAATTTCACTTGGGTATTCCATATCGTATAAAACCTTAATTCCTCCACGAACACTTGATATACCTTTTTTCAAAGTATATTTATATTTAAAATCTTCAATATTTCGTTCGTTGGTCGTAAATTCAGTTTCCATATAACAATTTTCGATTTGTTTGTTTTTATCTAAATGTTCGCATAATTTTATAAAATGGGTTGTTAAAATACAGTAAACACCTTTACTTTTAATTAAATAATTCATGAATGCTAATGCACTGCTAACAGCCTCGTCTGGGTTCGTTCCTGAATATAATTCATCAAACACGCAGAAATGGTTTTCTTTTGGATGTAATTTGATGATATCAAGAATATCTTTGCATCGACGTGCTTCTGCTTGGAATAAACTATCGCGACCAGATGTATCAGGAATATTCAAGTAACAATGAATATATTTAAATGGACACAATGAAGCTTTTTCATAAAATCCACACCCAACTTGTTGACTTAATATAACATTGATTAAAACAGATTTTAAAATAGTAGTTTTACCTGATGCGTTTGGTCCGGTAATAATCATATTTTTCTTTAATTTTACTGAATTTTTTACTGGTTTGTCATTTACAGGATAATATAATTTTTTCATGGATCCTTTGGATTTTTTAGTTTCAAACTTTACATTATTCATTTTCTTATTTTTAACGTTATCTATGAGTCCTTCTAAATTATCAATGTATCCGTTAATACCGAAAGAATATAAAATAGAATTGTTCAATACTTTATTATCATACAAGATATAAAATGATTTCATTACGTTGCCTAATTCGCCGATTTTTTTGATGGATAATTTATAGTCGCTCACTAATAGGAATTCTTTTTTGACATTATCCAATTCGGTCATTTTGTTTTTGATTTGTTCATTAAACGATTTGTAAGTTTTTAATTTTTCGGTATATAGCAAGAGATTTTTCATTTTATTTTCAGTATATTCGATATATTCTCGTATTTCTTTTATATAAGAATGGATTTTTATCATATTTTTGTTAAAACGAATACAAGCCATTATGTTTTGATAAATCGAAAATATATAAAATCCGGCTGATATAAGTAGATATATTTTTTCATTAAGGGTTACCTGATTGAATTCAGTAAATAATCTACCTAATGCGTGATTTGATGCAATTACTTTTAAAACTTCAATATATTCGTTAAACGTTATTTTTAGATTTCGCATTTTAATAATGATAAATGGAATAAGTAAAATGATAAAGGGAACAAGTAAAGATAAGATTGGAGAAGATAGATTATATATACTCATAATTAGTAAAAATAAACTGGAGTAGTTTAAAAAATCAAAAGCGTCCCAATCGATATAGTTATATCTATCTTTGAATCCATAATCATTTTTAATTTCATCCCATATCCCTAAAATATTATTAAAATATTTATCCTTGTTTTCGTCGGTATCGTCATTTGTTAATTGAATGGGTTTATAAGTATGTAATAATTCTTGGGTTTCTTTTAAAAAATCAGTATCGGTTGTATAATAATGAGAGAACTGTTGCATTACTTTTTTACCGAAACATGTTTTCGGTTTAAATGTATACGAAAATATTGAGTTACACGACGGGTCGATTGTTTCTATTAATTCTAAATCAGTTACTATATTTTCACTAAGCGATGTCTTTTTATCGTTAAAAAAAATTGGAATTTCAAAACATTCGTTAATTTTTTCTACATTTGAAACTATAGGCATAAATAAAACAAATATATTTTAAATATTTGTTTTACGAATTATACATTGGCTTACTTTAATAAATTATCAAAATCAGCAGGTAATTCATTTATTTGACACGAATAATGTGTCTCAATGTCTTTCATTATCATAATGTCTCGTCTGGTTATTAAATTAATACCAATACCCTTTCTACCCCATCTACCACTACGTCCGATTCTATGTAAATAATTATGTACACATCGAGGAACATCAAAATTAATAACAACACTTACTTGTTGAATATCAATACCACGCGACGTGACATTTGAAGAAATTAATACACGATATTTACCATTTTTAAACTGACTAAATGCATCGTCTCTATCATTTTTACTCATATTACTGTGTATTCTACATACAGGGAATCCGTCTTCAACCATCGCCTCATATAAATCTGAAACTCTCTTTACACTATTACAATAGATAATACATTGAGACATAGAAATTACCGAATACAAGTCTTTTAATGTAGAATATTTTTGCCTATCATCTTCAATTGCTACATAATATTGTGAAATCCCTTCCAAAGTCAATTGTTCAGTCTTGACAAATATTCTAACTGGATCACGCATAAATTTATTTGTTATATTATAAATATAATCAGGTAACGTCGCACTAAATAATGCAACTTGAATATCCTTACTAAAATATTGGAAAATATTATAAACTTGCTCCTTAAAACCAGAAGATAACATTTCATCGGCTTCATCTAATATTACTAATTTAATTGTGCTACTATTGATATGACCGCGACGAATCATGTCATAAATTCGTCCAGGGCACCCAGTTATTACATGTGGCGTATTGTTTTTTAGAGAATATGCGTCTTCATTGATAGAAGTTCCTCCAACCAGAGTTTTTACAACAAGACCGCTCATCATTGTTCCAATACTATTGATAACAATAGCGGTTTGCTTACTTAATTCCCTGGTAGGTGATAAAATTAATATTTGTGTTTTTTGTTCATTTACGTCAACCAAAGAAAGAGCACCAATCGAAAATGTTCCGGTTTTACCTGTGCCGGATTGTGCTTGTGCAATTAAATCTCTTCCTTCAATGATCGGTTTAATTGCTTTTTTTTGTATAGGACTTGGTTTTTCAAAACCATAAGCATATATACCTCTTAATAAGTCTTTAGTAATATTTAAATCATCCCAATTATCAATTTCATCATGACAATAATCATCTAAACTACTATTTGAATAAACTTTTTCTAATGACATGATAATAATTAATGATATTTTATATTTAAGTGTATTTATAATAATTAATTATTATTATAAAAAATCGATATAAATGAAACTGTATAGATAATACATATATCTGAGAAAATGAAATATACATTGCAAGACTTTTCGAATATAGTATTTAATGGTTTTGATTTTACTTTACCTGACGAAACATTAAATATAATAAGCGAAATAGCTCAACATGTTGGTTCGCCCAGTTATATAAAAACTCCAATTTTTAATAAAAAGGAAAATAAAACGAATATGAATGCAGATGTATATAAAAAGAGAAAACGCTATAAAAACAATGATGGTGTAAATGATGAAGATTGGGATAATATCAGAAATTTTCAGGCGACCAAAATAGAACAAAAGGTTGGAATAGATTCAAAGATAGTCATTATTCGTTCGTTGATAAATAAAATTACGGACAAGACGTATGATGAATTACTATCTAAAATAATGGAAGTTTTAGATGAATTAATTAAAGAAGAAACAAGTGAAGAGGAAATGATGAAGGTTGGAAATTCTATTTTTGATATTGCATCAAATAATCGTTTTTATTCAAAAATATATGCTGATTTATATTCAAAACTGATAAATAATTATGATATAATAAAAATAATATTTGAGAAAAGTTTTAATACATTTTTAGAATTATTTACTAATATTGAGCACGTGAATCCTGAAGAAGATTATAATAAATTTATAAAAATAAATGAAGACAATGAAAAGAGAAAATCGTTGAGTACCTTTTTCGTAAATTTGATGTTGAATGGTATTATAAGTAAGGAGAAAATAATTGAATTGACGTGTAATTTAATGAGTAATGTATTGATTTTGATACATGAACAAAATAAAAAGAATGAAGTGGATGAAATAACTGAAAATATTTTAATTTTGTATGATAAGAATATATTTGATAACATAAGTGTTGGTAATGAATTATTTTATGACATAATTGAACGTTTATCATTATGTAAGGTGAAAACATTTCCAAGTTTATCAAACAAGTCTATATTTAAATATATGGATATGATTGAAATGTAATGATTGAAATGTAACTATGTAAAAATACGACTTTTATTTTGTGTATATTGTATATATAAATAGCGACAATGTGTTATTATTCATTTTTTATTTGCAGCAATAAAATATATCCATTGGACTTGAAAAGGTCACGAAAAAATAAAAAAAATAATAAAAATAACTTTTTATGTAAATGCGATTGTAAATGGTTTCGTTTATTTTCTTTTTGGTAAATATATATTATTTTATGTAAAAATAACATAAAATAATATTAATAATAATGGTATGGAAAATATAAATGATGAAAATATTACGTATGAATTCAAAGATGAAGAAATATGTGGGAATGAGGATGAATTAAATAAATTATTATTTGAATTTGAACATTTTAATATGGTGAATGGTGGTATAAATGATGAGGTCACTGTGGATGATAATTTGTATACAGACATGTTAAATTACGATACGAATTATACAGTAAAACAATTATTATTAATTTGTGAATATTATGGTTTATTGAAGGACGTGAAAACGAATAAATTGAAGAAACAAGATATAATAGAACAGATACTTTTGTATGAGAATAATATTGATAATTATGATATGATGTGTAAACGGAAGGAATTGTGGTTTTATATGAATGAGTTGAAGAATGATAAAATGATGAAAAAGTATATAATTTGGAATTAAGAATGGAATTGAATTAAATTATTTAATTAGTCGAATAAAAATATAAAATATTGTTATATTTTAATTTATATGGTGTTATCAAGATTAGATAAAAGTGTGAGTTATCCTGAATTAAAAAAGGTTGATCCGAATGATTTTAAAAAAGAATCAAATTTATATCAAACTGAAATAAAAGGGATAAATGTAATTATTGCTGTAGGTGGTGCAAAAAATAAGTATGAAGGTGATAAAAATATTACATTTTTTCCAGTTTATTTAGTAAAATCGAATAATAAGGTCATACAAATAGGAGTCTATGAAGTAAAATCGTCTGACTTGTCTGAATATTTAGATGATGATGGTAACTTGGATGTTGAAAAAACGGACGAACCATTAATTTATGTCTTTGTTACTAAAAAAATGTTGGAAAATCTTAGATTGGTTCCTGACGATGAATTGGTAGAAAGTAAGAAAGAGGAGAATGAAGAAGAGAATGATCAAGATATCAATGATGAAGATAACGACGATAAAGAATCGGGTGATGAAGATAAGGGTGAACAAAATAAAAAATCGGAAAAGAAAAAGCCAAAAACGAAAAAGACTCAGAAAGAAATTATAATACCCGCAGTTAGAAAGGATATATTTAAGGAAACGACGGAAGCCATTGTTATTCCAGATGATTTGAAAGAGGAAACTAAAAAAGTGTCGGATGAAATTAAAAGCAAATTTGTGTCTGAACAGGTGAAGAATTCGAAAAGAAATATTACTTGGGTGGAGACTTTTATGGAGAATAATAATTATTCGATTTTAGAAAATGAAAAAGGTGGTGATTGTTTATTTGTGGCAATAAGAGAAGCGTTTGCACAAATCGGACAAGTCACAACGGTTCAACAAATTCGTGAAAAATTATCAAAAGAAGTAACAGAACAATTATTTATTGGTTATAGAGAACAATATGATATTTTAAAGACTTCATTAATTAAGGATACACAAGATATAAAAAATTTGGAGACTGAATACAATAATATAAAGACGAAATATGAAAATACGATAGATCGAAATGAAAAAAAACAATTAACTGAAATAGGTAAATCGCTTACATCACAAAGAGAGAAGATTATGAAAATGAAGAAGGTCACTTCAGATATAGCTCAAGAGGTAAAATTTATGAAGGACATTGATACGTTGGATAAATTAAAAGAGAAAATAAAAACATGTGAATTTTGGGCGGAAACGTGGGCGATTTCTACATTGGAAAGAATATTGAATATTAAATTAATTTTATTATCGAATGAGTCGTATAAATCAAAAGATTATGCGAATGTATTGGTTTGTAACGAGTTGAATGATGTTATATTGGAATCTCGCGGTGAATTTATTCCTGAATATTACATTATATTGGAACAAAATGGTGCACATTATAAGTTGGTAGGATACAAGAAAAAGATGATTTTTAAATTCAAAGAGTTGCCATACGATATTAAAAAAAATGTGACGACCAAATGCATGGAGAAGAATGCTGGGTTATTTTCCTTAATTCCGGATTTTATCAAGTTTAAGAAGGACGAATTTGCGGATTCGTTGCCTGTATCAGAGAATAAATTTGAAGAATTGTCTGAATCAAAAATCAGAGGTTTATTTGATGAAAATGTGGTATTGACTTTTTATGATAAATCGGATAACAAAGCGCCGTTCAAAGGAGTAGGGGATAAATTTCCAAAGGACCAAAAGATAATTATTCGGGATTTTTCTGAATTGGCGTCGATTGATAATTGGAGACAAAAATTGGATAATTACTGGGTTCAGCCATTTACATTGGATAATAAAAGATGGAATAGTGTTGAGCATTATTATCAGGCGTCGAAATTCAAGGAAAACAATCCTGAATTTTATGCGTCGTTTTCAATTGAGTCGGGTACAGAATTATCTAAAAATCCAGAAATGGCTAAAGCTGCGGCGAGTAAAAGTGGTAAATACAAGGGTGAATTGATACGTCCAAATGAGGTTAAGATTGATCCTGAATTTTATGGAAAAAGAAAGGAAAAGGAAAATAATGATGCGTTATATGCCAAGTTCTCTCAAAATGAAGATTTAAAGAAGCTTTTATTAGAAACTAAAAATGCAAAATTGATGCAATATAAAGTTGGAAAGGAGCCTGTTATGAGAGAAGATTTAATGTTAATTCGTGATAAGTTATCTAAAATTCAATAAAATGGATAACTTTTTCTCTCATTGATGTAGTAATTATTATGTTTTTTGAAATATAATAATTATAATTTCTATTTTATTTTGTATTATGGGTTATTTTATTTTATTTAGAAAGTTTTAATTTTGCCATTACAAGTCTGGCTGGTTTTACGAATTTATTTTGCATAAATGGTGAATAAAAATTAAAAAGTCTATTGATTGGTGTTTTTTTAGGTTCTTCTACCACAGGTGCGACCTTTTGCACTACCTCTGGCTCGACGACAGGTGCGACCTCCTGCACTACCTCTGGCTCGATGACAGGTGCGACCTCTTGCACTACCTCTTGGACCACCTCTTGCTCGACGACAGGTGCGACCTCTTGGACCACCTCTTGCTCGACGACAGGTGCGACCTCTTGGACCACCTCTTGCTCGACGACAGGTGCGACCTCTTGGACCACCTCTTGCTCGACGACCGGGTCTGATTCTTGCGGGGGTTCTTCTGCTGGCACGACCTCTGATTCAACGCGTTCTTCATTCTCACTATTTTCAGGTAATTCAAGCTTTAATTCTTCAATATCCATATTATTATATAAATAAAAAATAAAATAAAAATAACTTATTTAATTATATAATCATTGATAAATGAAAATTACAAATAATAGTCAGTCATTAATGTCATTCTTTTTGGATAACAACTGTATAAATCATGTTGAACAAAATAATAAAACAAAAAATATACTAAAAAAATTATTCAGTGAATTAAGAAAAGCTGATAATTATATAAAGGAAAAAAAACAAAAAGAAGGTTCTAAATTCTACAAGATAAATATAAAAAAAATAATAAATATCTCTCATGTTCCTAAACCAAAAACTTTTAGTGACGCCAGTTTCCCAGAGGAAATTCGTAATCATATTAATAATGAAACGTCTTATTCTTTAGTATATACCTTTTCTCTCTTTGAACGTGAAATTAAAATATATTTTATAGTTGAAGATAATAATCCTGAACTTGAATTAGAGTATTATAATCAATATGTTGAAAAAATATTAGTTTGGTTGTATATCGTAAATATATATTCATCAAAAAAATGTTCAAATCATCTAACTTTGTATATTTATTTCACAAGTCTAACAAAAAAATTGCCACCGTCAAATATTCATATTTTAAATGAAAACAATGTAAATACTGCATTTACATATTCGTGTTATCATGACCCGGAAATTGTAATATTTCGAAAAGAGGAATGGTTCAAGGTATTAATGCATGAAACATTTCATAATTATGCTCTTGATTTTTCAAACATGAATATAGAAAAAGAAATTTGCAATCCAAAAATATTATCTTTATTTCCAGTAAATTCCGATGTAAAGTTGTTTGAAGCGTATACAGAGGTATGGGCAGAAATTATGAATGCGATTTTTTGTAGTTATTACGTAGCAATGGATCAAAAATTAACCAAGGACGAAGATTTTCTTTCTAATTTTGATTATTTTATTAATTTTGAGAGAACATACGGGTTTTTTCAAATGGTTAAAACCCTTAGTTTTATGGGGTTAACTTATAAACATTTATATTCTAAAAGTGAAGAATCCGTTATAATGAGAGAAACTTTATACAAGGAGGATTCAAATGTATTGTCATATTATATCATTCGCCCATTATTATTGAACAATTATCAGGGGTTTTTGTCATGGTGCGATAAAAATAATTTATGTTTGCTTCAATTCAAGAAAACGGAAAAGAATTTAGAAGATTTTTGTAAATTTATTGAAAAGAATTACAAGACAAAAAATATTTTGAATTCAGTGAAATGCATGGAAAAATTCATCTCAAAATTATTGAAATTAAAGTTGTCACAGAAATCAAACAATAGTATTGATTTTGCTCTCTCAAATATGAGAATGACTATTTGTGAGTTGGGGTAGATTATTTCTTGTTCTCTCTATTAGAATTTTGATTTTCCATATTTGTATGGAAATCATCATTCACTTCTCTCGTTCTTTTTTTCCTCTTTTGTAATTCACGTTCAGAAATATAGGTATAACATCCATTTCCCATTCTTTTTTTATTTGATTTCCATGACTCACTCGCGTCATCAAAATCTATATCTACACTATAAGGAGCGTTATTTTCATAATTAGTTTTACTTCTTGTATTCATTTTTACTTTTTATAATGATATGATGAGAGAAGTATAGTATTTCAATTTTTATTTTCTCTCAAAATATAAAAATTGAAGTATAATTTATGGATTTATTTTTATTTACAACACTATAAAACATACTTTACAATGGGAATTAAATATTTAAATAATTATTTGAGAACTAATTGTTCAAAAGAAGCGATAAAATGTATTTCATTAACCGAATTATCCGGTAAAAAAATAGCGATTGATGTAAGTATTTACATGTATAAATATTTGAGTGATGACTCTCTCCTTGAAAATATGTATTTATTAATGTCTGTGTTAAAACATCATAATATTATTCCTATTTTTGTGTTTGACGGTAAATGCAGAACTGAAAAAAAAGAACTATTAATAAAACGCAAAAATGATAAAAAATACGCTGAAAATGAATACAACTTTTTGAAAGAAAAACTTGAATGTAATCAAGATATGGATGAAACCGAAAAACTCGAAATTTCTGCAGCAATGGATTTATTGAAAAAACAATTTGTTTATATTTTGAGAGAACAAATTAATATGGTAAAAGATTTAATATCATCTTACGGTATGACCTATTATGAAGCCGAAGGAGAAGCAGATGAATTATGTGCGTTACTTGTATTGAAGAAAAAAGCATGGGCGTGTCTAAGCGAAGACATGGATATGTTTGTTTATGGTTGCACAAGAGTGATTCGATATTTCAGTCTAATGAATCATACTTGTGTATTATATGATACACGAAAAATATTAGATGAACTTGGAATGAGTCAGACTGATTTTCGAGAAATATGCGTTTTATCTGGAACAGATTATAATCTACAAACCGATGAAAATGAGAATGATTTTTATCAAATTATCAAATTATATAATAAATATGTGAAAACAAAAAACAATATCGGATTTTATAAATGGATTGAACAAAATGATGTCTTGGTTCATGATATCAAATTACTTGAAAGTGTCTATAATATGTTTGACTTATCAACCAAAGCGAATGACAGCGATATCAATATTGAAAAAATTAAAATAATAAATGGTAGAACCGATAGAGACAAAATGAATAATATTTTAAAATCCGAAGGATTCATCTTTGCAAATTAGTATTTGAATATCATTTATATCAATAAAATAATTGGTATAAATATTTTTTTGCTTTTTTATTTTGTTTTTTATTTTGTTTTTTTATTTTTTGTTTTTATTCTTTTTTTATTTTGTTTTTATTCTTTTTTATTTTGTTTTTTATTTTTTTATTTTGTTTTTTATTTTTTTATTTTGTTTTTTATTTTTATAATTTAAGCAGTGGTAGTAGTTGCCTTATCAAAATGATGTCTCATGTACTTTTGTAAGTTAAAGTAGGTTAATTCATCATTTTGACTAAGCTTAAGAAGTGATAATAACTTCTTATCTGGGTTGATCTTGCGACCATTGACAGGATCTTGAAGCTTGTTAGCACGAATGTATGCGTTTAATTCCTTGGTAACTGCGGTTCTTGCCATTTCAGTGCCCTTGTCCTTTCCTAAGAAAGATGCAAGCTCATCACTGATACGAGTTGGCTTAACAAAACCACTTGGCTTGCGGTTACCAGTCTTTCTCTTGTTCTTTGAACTTAATTTCTCAGCAGCCTTCTTTTCCTTAGCCCATTGTTTCTCAAGTAAACGGTATTCACTCTTTAATGATGAAATTAAAGCACTGACTTGTTGTAATTTTGAGAAAAATTCAGATGATTTCTCAGTCATTACTGCATCGGTGGATTCAGCAACAGGTTCAGTTGCTTTTGGTGCTTCAACTGCAACAGGGGCAGCAGCAACAGATTCTTTTGGGGCCTTGACCTTCTTTACTTTTGGTGCAGAAGATTGAGCAGGAGCGGTTTCAACAACAGGAGCTTGTTCAGCAGTCTTAGCTTTTACGGATTTTGCCATATTATACACTATACTAATAATTACCTTTTAAGTAATTTTAGCCATTATATATATTATTTTT